ATTGACAAGAGCAACTGTATAATAATACTGTATGAAATTTATTGACAGAGCAAAATCTCATTTTGAGTCTCTTGGTGTTCAACATATTGAAGTACCTGAATGGAAAGATGAAGCTGGAAATCCAAGCATAATATATTGGAATCCAATAAACTTATCTGAAAAAAACAAACTTTTCAGGAAATCTGACAATCTTAATGATGTCAGTATTCTTGCTGATATTCTTATAATGAAATCTTTAGACAAAGATGGCAACAAGTTATTTACGTTAGAAGATAAAATTGCCTTAATGCACAAAGTTGATTCTGATGTGCTTTCAAGGGTTGCTACAGAAATGGTCAAAGCAATCACTCCTGAAGAAGTAAAAAAAAACTAAAATCTGACCCTGAATTAAAAAATTTACTTATAGTCGCTGATAGGCTAAAAATATCTTTATCTGAACTTTTAAAAATGGAAGTTTGGGAATATAATCATTGGCTTGGATATTTACTTGAAGAAGCTGAACAACACCAACAGGCTATGATTAAAGCAAGGCATAAATAATGGCACAAAATTTAGTTATTAATATATTAGCAAAAGATAAAACTAAACAAGCTTTTGGTGTATTAAAAACAAGATTAGGTGTTTTAAAACAATCAATATTTAGTGTTCAAAGTGCATTAGTTGGTATAGGTGCTGGATTAGTTGTTAGAAATCTAGTCAATACAGGAAAAGAATTAGAAAACCTTAGAACAAGATTAAAATTTTTACTTAAAGATACAAACGAGGGTGCAAAAGCTTTTGACAATATGGTCAAGTTTGCATCTAAAGTTCCTTTTTCATTAGAAGAAATACAATCAGGGTCAGGTATTTTAGCAACAGTTACAGATAATGCAGATGATCTACAAAAAATGTTGCAGATAACAGGTAATGTTGCGGCAGTAACAGGATTAGATTTTAGAACAGCATCAGAACAAATACAAAGATCATTTAGTGCTGGTATTGGTGCGGCAGATTTATTTAGAGAAAAAGGTGTTAGAAATATGCTTGGCTTTAAAGCTGGAGCAACAGTATCAATAGAAGAAACAGTTCAAGCATTTGAAAAAGTATTTGGTAAAGGTGGTAGATTTGGAAACGCAACAGATGAGTTAGCACAAACTTTCGCTGGTACTCTTTCAATGATTGGCGATAAAATATTTAACTTTAAAAAAGTTTTACTTGAAGCTGGTTTCTTTGAAGAACTAAAAAAACAATTTGGAGACTTAGACAAATTTTTATCTGACAATGCAGAGAGATTAGATGAAATAGCAACAACTGTAGGAAAAAATTTAGCACAAGCTGTAACAGGTGCAGTTAGTGTTGGACAAGATTTAATACCAACTTTACAAAAAATAGGCTCAATACTTAAAAGTATAAAAGATGGATTTATGTCTTTACCTGAGTTTGTCAGAGAAGTAGGTCTTGTAGGTGCTTTTTTATTTGGAAAAAAAGGTGCAGTTGCTTTAGCTGGTGTTAGTTTTATAATTGATAAAATAAATGATTTTGTAAGACAAACTAAAGTAGAAGCTGGAATAATTGATGTAGATAATATTCAAGAGGCATCAGATAGACTTAATATTATAAATCAACAATTAGAAGATGGATTTAAAAAGGAACAAAAAATATTAAGAAATAAATTTGATCAGAAAATAATAGTTGATGAATTTATAACACTTAAAGATCATGAATTACAAAAATTAGAAGATGAAAAGAAAAAATTAGAAACAATAATATTTTTAAGCAAAAATAAAACTGTAAATCAATTTGAATTAAATAGAGCATTAGGAGAAACTGTTAAAACACAAAAAGAAATTGAAAAAGTAACACGAAAAACTTTTAATATATTTGAATCACACCACGATTTAGTTGAGGCAGTAAGAAAATCAGAGGAAAGAACATTAAAAAGAATAATAGATGCAAACAGAAATGTATTTGAAGAACAAAACGATTTAATACCAAAAGTAAAAAAGGAAGTAACAACAAGAGAACAAATTTTAAAAAATGTTAAAGAAACAAACAAACAATTTAATTTAGGAAATGAAATAACAGATTTAATGAATACAGGTGTAAAAGGTGTTTCACGAGGATTTGCTGAAGCACTTGTTCTGGGTAAATCATTAAATAAATCAATGAAAGAATTAGCAAGATCACTTTTAGTTGAAATTATTGCAAAAACTATTGAAAGAATTGCTTTAATGGGTATTGAAAAAGTACTAAGCGAAACTTTATTTAAGAAAGAAGAGGATAAAGAAAATCTTTTAAGAAAACAAAATACAGCTATAAAAAGACAAATTGCTTTACAAATGATTTTAAATGCTATTGGTGGTGGAGGTGGTGGTGGCTTACCTTTCTTTGCAAAAGGTGGTGCAGTATCAAAAAATAAACCAATCGTTGTAGGAGAACAAGGACCCGAATTGTTTGTACCAAACCAAACTGGTCAAATAACACAATCAGCTAGAGGTACAGGTGGTGGTGCAGTTAATGTAAATTTTACAATTAACACAATAGATTCAAGAGGGTTTGATGAAGCTTTAATAACAAATAGAGCAACAATTACAGGCATAATTAATTCTGCATTAGCAGAAAAAGGAAGAAGTGAGTTAGTATAATGAGTGGTGCATTTCCAATATCAACATCAAAATTTGAGACATTAGGTATTCAAAGTCAGCAAAGCACTTTGATTTCTAAATCAATGTCAGGAAAAAAATTAACAAGACAAATACAAGATCAAAGATTTGGTTTTACTGCTAGAATTATTACAGCTAAAAGGTCAGATGTATATGGAGAACTGATGGCTTTTATTATGAAACAAAGATCATCTAAAGAAGATTTTACAATAACTCCACCTGAAGTTAAAAATGCTAGAGGTAATGTAAGCGGTACTGTTCTTGTTAATGGTGTTCATGCAGTTGGAGATACAACTATTACAGTTGATGCTATGACAGGAACTTTAAAAGCTGGAGATTTTGTAAAATTTGCACATGACAAAGTTTATATGATTGTTGCAGATGTTACAGCAGATGGGTCAAATGAAGCTACACTAACTATAGAGCCACCTCTTATAACTGCGTTAGCAAATAATTCTTCAGTAACTTATGATAGTGTTCCATTTAAAGTGCATTTAACAAACGATCTACAAGAATTTGGTAGTGTAGGTGCAGACAAAGATGGTAATATTTTATATCAGTTTGAATTAGATGTTGAAGAAACTCTTTAATGAAACAATATAAAATTACTCATTTAATAACTGCTGACTTTGAAGCTACTGTAATTGTTAATGAAGATGAAATAGATATTAATTTAAACGACTTAAAGAAGTATAAAAAACCTGATAGTAAATTTAATTTTACCATGATAAAAGGTACAGAAAGCATAACAAGAACATATTACGAGGAACATGGCGAGAACACTAACAACAGCAGTAAAAAATGAATTAGCAACCAATAACATCAGCCCAATTCATCTTTTAACTATTGGATTTTCTACACCTGTAAATATTACTGATTGTATTTTTGACATTACCTCTTCTGTATCAGGGTCAAGTGTAACCTATACATCTTCAGCTTTTTTACTAGAAACATCTTCTTTTGAAGAACAAACAGATATTTCAAAAACATCTTTAACAATAAATTTATCAGCAGTAGATACTTCTTTTGTATCTATAGTTCTTGGAGAAAATATTGTAAATGATTCTGTAAAAATATTTAGAGGATTGTTAGATTCTTCTAACTCTTTAATAGCTGACCCAATATTATTATATGAGGGAAATATAGATACTTTTCAAATATCTGAGTCTAAAAATAATGCTAGTGTTACTTTAACTGTAGTATCTCATTGGGCTGATTTTGAAAAAAAATCAGGAAGAAGAACAAATAATATTTCTCAACAAAGGTTTTTTAGTTCAGATGTTGGTATGGATTTTTCAAGCCAAACAGTATTAGATTTAAAATGGGGTAGAGAATAATGGGTTTTTTAGACAAATTTATTCCAAAACCTGTTAGAAAAATTGTTAAAGCAGTAAGAGTATTTAATTTTTTAAAAGGAATGAATCCTTTTGTTGCTTTAGGAGTATTTGCTATTGGTTGGCTGTTTTCAAGGTCAATGAAACCTGATGTACCTGACTTTGGTACAAATGATTTTGAAGAAACCGAAAGAGGTATTTTACTTAATAAACAATCTAATAACGCTTGTATTCCTGTAATTTATGGAGAAAGATTAGTTGGTGGTACTAGAGTATTTTTAGAAACATCAGGAACAGAT